GCTGCTGTTCCTGAATAACCACTTGATGTAATTGTACCTAGTGAGCTACCTGCATCTGAAAATGTAATTGTTCCCCCATCAGCATCAAGAGTTATGTTACCACCTGCATCTAAGGTAAAGTTACTTGTAGCATCTATCTCTGCTATAATAGGAGTTGTTAATGTTTTGTTTGTTAGTGTGGCAGTTGAGCTTGTTGATACTAAACGAGCATCACCACCTGTACTTGGTAGTGTTAGTGTATTTGAAGCACTCTCTGAGTGTGGAGCACCCTGTACTGTCTGTGCGTGTGCATTACTTGATTCACAGTAGAACTTAATCTTAGAGACTGCACCACTGTTCTTTAGGTCAATCAGTCCACTTTGAATGTCTACGTTACCATCTAGTCTTACAACACCTGTACCATTTGGTGTAAGTGCAATGTTACCATTGGATGTAGATACTAGACCATTACCATTTACATCTAAGTCACCACCTAATTGTGGAGATGTATCTTCTACTATGTTAGATAAAGCAACACCACCAATAGCTAATCCTGATACTATTGTGCTTCTTGTTATTTTCTTTAAGCCACCACCTGAAGTGTCTACTGCTAAGAATACATCATCATTAGCTACTGTAGATATGGAAGATAAGTCTCCTACTGCTGTTGGGTTAAAGTTTGTACCATCAGCAATAAGTAAGTGACCTGCTGTATTTGTGCCCATAGTCAAGTCATCACCTGATATGGTTAAATCACCTGCTATTGTTACAGAGCCACTTGCTAGTGTTATTAGGTCTGTATCGTCTGTGTGACCTATAGTTGTTCCGTTTATAATTACATTATCTACAGTAAGTGTGCTTAGTGTGCCCACGGATGTAAGATTAGGCATTGCAGTTATTTCATCATCAAAGTAAGCAGATAAGTCAGTAACTGCCACCTGCTTCATTGTACCACCATCGTTGAGTACAACTCTGTCTGCATCTGCTACTGTTGTTGAAGTAGCACTGGTATCACCATCAACTATGTTTAGTTCTGCTACCGTGGATGTTATTCCATCTAATGCATTTAATTCTGCTGCAGTAGCTGTAACCCCATCTAATATATTTAGTTCAGCGGCTGTAGATGTTATTGCTGTGCCATTGAAGTTTATTGCATCTAGGTATGCAACACCATCAATGTATATGTCTTTCCATTCTTGACTAGAAGAACCTAAATCATATGTGTTATCATCGTCAGGTATAATGTTAGAATCTACGTCTGCACCAAACACAACATTGTCTGTGGCAGCGTCACCTAACGTCATTGTACCACCATTGAATGTAGTTGTACCTGTAACAGTTAAGTTACCACCTATACCTAAGTTACCTGATATATCAGCATTACCATTTATGTCGATGGTAGTGGCTGCTATCTGTATCTCTGTGTCGGCTACGAGGTCGAGTTGTCCATCGGCACTGGAATTGATGTATATTGCTGTATCTCTGAATTGTAGCTTCTCTGTAGAAGCAATAAGTATGTCGTCACTAAACTCAAAATAATCCTCGTCTTCTTTCCATAATAATACACCATCGTTACTTTCACCATCGAAGGTAACTGTTATATCTGTACCTGCTGTACCTGCTCCTAATGTAAGAGTATTACTTAACATCTTACTTATAGGACCACCTTCATTAGCAGTGCCATCGTGAGTATGTCCTGAACTAGCTTGGAAAGCTGCTAATAACTGATTAAACTCATCATTGGTATGAGCAGCAGTTATAACGTCTCCATCTGTATACGAGGACTGTCTTGTGTATGTAGCTCCCATTTATCGTCTAGCTCCTAACTGATATTCTAACTGAAATCCTTTGAGTGAATATGGGGCAGTTTCTCCTCCATCATTTACTCGTAGTGCGACAGCAAATCCTGAACCCTCTACTGGTTGTCTAACTAATGGTTGTGAAGCACCTCCATATGTAGGGACTCCATAAGTTGCTGTGCCATATATAGCAACAACATCTCCTGAATCTAATGGATATGCCGCAGGTCTTGCTGCTGAGGCTGCTTCATAATCATACCTAACAAATAAATCAGCATCTATAGCTGCTTCAGGTTTGTAATTTACAACAACCCTTTGCATGTGTTTCCTCAAACCAGGGTCATCAAAAGTTAAATCAGGACTTCTATACTTACCTAATATAGTTGTTCCGTCGAATGTATTTCCTACTTCTTGTCTATACACATATCCATTAGCGTATGCACCATGTAATACTATGACATTACCTTCTGATACAAAATGGTCAGTGGATGCAGGACGTATTCCTCTTATCTCTGCAAACTCAAACTTTTGCCCTCTCATGACACATATAATGCCTCGTGTCAGAGTTTCATCTGTATTAGACTTAGTAAAAAATATTCTATACTGCGTCTTATCTGGTATTACGATGCTGTCAAACTCTGATGCACTAGCTATATTGTCGTTAAATATAGACTGCACATTAGAACTTATAGTTCCCAATTCAACGTCACCAATTCTTGCTGTACCAGCAATTGTACGTAATCCATCAGGACCTAAAAATATTAAGTCACCTGCAAATTCTTGGATTGTATCTCCATTGATACATCCTATGTCTCTTGTTACATCTGCTACTGCAAAGTTTGAAGAAGAAGTACCTGATAATTTAAATATCCTAGTTTCGCAGAATACAAATAAATCATCACGGAAAACTTTAAGTCCAGTTATCTCATCATCAACTTTGAAACTACCTGCTCCTGAACCACTATTAAATGCATCTTCATCAAAGGGTTGACTAAATACAACTTCTTGCTTAGTAGTTGATTTACCTGCATAAAACATATGGTTCTTGAATGATACTACAAACTTAGAACCTGCTACCGAACTTTCGCTTACATCTGTTGCAGATAAACTTGAGTTAAATACAGTAGGTGCATTTGTGCCATCTACTACTATTATTTTATCTGTACCATCAAAGTTAAATCTTTCAAACCTATACTTTAATGCACCTGTTCTACCACTATCTATACTAGTCCAAGATGAACCCCCAGGGTCAGCACTGTATATGCTTGTACCTCTAGCTGCTAATACTTTACTACCGAAGGTAGCTACCATAAGCACTTTCTCTGAGGCAGATGAAGTTTGGGGTACAACTGCTGTTACATATTTAGAGAACCCGCTTATTCTTCTATATCCGCCTTCAACGTCAGGTTCAAAGTTTTCTAACTCTAGTGCTTCTCCCGCTTCCATTAAGAATGTAGATTTGTTTAATACTAAACCTCCTATGCAATTAAACGCTGAAGGTTGTATCCTCGATAAGTCTGCCATTACGTTGTCGTTTCGGTACTAAAATATCCTGCCATACTTGTTGGTTTTAATATTACTGTTGACCTTACATACTCATATTTATTAACAAGTAAGGTCTGCATATTCTTTATGCCTTGCTCAAATCTAGCAAAGTTTAATTGGTACTGTTCTATTTCTCCACGATACTGGTAAGCGTATGCAGTTGCCCCATCTACTATCACTGGGGCGAACCTGTCGGGTATTGTTGTTGTGTCCCCATGAGCAGATAAATCACTTGGAAAAGTAAAATAATCAAACTTTAATGTGTATGCTTTGTTTGGAAAAGGATACAGAATATAATTATTATCTAATGTTCTTACTATATGTGAGGGCACTCCCCCATTATCAAACTGTGCTACTTGAACGCCACTAGCTATTGATGCAGCTGTGGTGCTGTTCGCTCCTCTAGTGCATCCTGTGAATGTTGTACTGGAGCCTATAGCAGTATAAGTTATTTGTTCATTTGCAATATGTAACGTACCAGATGCAGAAAAGCCAGATGTACTGGCTACAGTTATAGTTGTTACACTATCGGTATGTGTGGTACTTGTCGTAGTTGTCTCTATCTCATCTTCTTGTTCTACATTATTAGCAATATATTCATTATAAGATAAGCTACTTAAATTTACTCCAGATGTACCTAAAGTAGAATCTTTTACAATTCTAGCAGTATTATAATCTATGTGTTTCGTTGATGTTGGTACAGTGTATTTTACTGTACCTGGAACTAATGTTTCACTGTTAGTTGCATGATTGAATGGATAACTAAACTCTTTTTGATTAATATATCTTATTGTCTCATTAACTGCATTCTTAGCTTGTGTTTGTATACCTCTAGCTGTAGCAAAAGTAGTTGAAGTTAATTCAACTTCATTCATACGAGATAAAACACTATTTGTTAATGTAAGAAAAGTCTGAGCCATTATTATCCTTAGAATAAAGGGCTACTCTAAAGCAGCCCCTTATGTTAAATTTAAGCTAATTGGTCTCTATCGACTTCGTCAGCTGATAAGTCGCCTGGATTGTCAATGTTCATTAACACTGCCCAAACTCTTATTTTTCCGCCTGTAGGGGCTGTACTTGCAGCCTGTAGTTCTAAGTCTATCGTAGTAGCCGCTCCTACTACGTTAGGGAAAACTGAAGGAATCATAGTTGCATAAGCACCGACAGCCATAGCGTCAGTGTCCATAGCAGCTACGAACTCATCAACGTCAGCAGCAATGCCGCCTGTTGAAGCATCCGTAATACCTAAGTTAAACGTAGTATCGTTTGACTCCCCTGTAAGTAACGCCTCAACTTCATAGCCTGCTGCCATGAGAAGAGTGTTTGCAGGTATAGTAAATACCTTTAAGATATCGTTAGCAGCGATTGCAGTGTGAGCTGCGTTTTCTACTGCGATATCAATAGTGTTACTTACTAAGTAAGGTGCAGGAGCAGATGGTCTGTGTACTGCCTGAAGGCTAGTTGTATAAGTTGCCATTAGTTATTCTCCCTTAAGCTGCTGTGTTATACTTAGCAGTTACGATTGCTTCAGGACGAAGAATCTTTCTGCCGTATAAATGCATTCCGCGAACAATATCCGCAAACGAATCAGGGTCTCTATAAGACTCAGTTTTCGTAATCTGTGAAGCAGAAGCTACTGATGAAGAGTGACCAGCAACAATTCCTCCGTAGTCTG